TGTTTCTACATCTCTTGCTGTTCTTTTTACCTTATCCATTTGCGTTCTCCAATTTAATCATCTCTCTTGCGTATTGTTCCGGTGTAAGTTTTAACTTTTTCGCAAATGCTACTTGAGTCTTACTTAGTCGTACTTTTTTTGGCGCGGTACTTCGCGTTGCCGGTGCAACCACATTAGATGGTTTTTTGCGTTGGGCGGGTTTATCCGATTCCAACGATTCTTCCCCAAAGTTTTCAGGGAACCGTTTTTGCATCGTCTCATCGATCCGATGGTAGTATTCGTCACTTGTAGGACTTAACCCACTCCTGACTAATTTTTCATGTACACCTAAAGCTAATGAAGTCATTTCTTCATCTTTGCCAAACCAGGTATTTTTTTCTTGCCATGCTTGCGCTTTCGCGTCTGGTTTAGTAACTTCTGGTTTTACATGTTGTTGATTAGACTGTATATTAATTTCTTCTTCTTGTCCAGAATTATATTGAGGTTTCATACCACTAGCTTGAGCTAGCTTCATCTGAGCAGAATTCATAGCAGTTTGTGCTTCTACTATTTTCTCTGTATCTCCAGATTCATATGCCTCTTTATAATCACGTTTAGCATTCTTAAGTTCGGATTCAGAAGCGCTAACTAAAGTTTTAATATAGTCTTCCTCACCTGTACTTAATGTAGTCTGTAGTTTTTTATTCTGGTCTGCTACTTTTTGTGCATATGTAACAGCCTCTTGTCTTTCTCTTTCAGCTTTCTCTTTCTCACGTCTTTCGTCATGATGCATCTTCTTCAATTGCGCCATACGTTGTTTAACACGTTCAGAGTAACCTTCGAGTGTATCTTCTTCTACCTCTTTTTTAATTTCATCAGGTAGTGGTTCTTTGCCTCTATCTTCAGGTGGAGTATCATCTTCGATCTCAAAGTCTATCTCCTGTTGTTTAGGCGCTTGTTCTACTCTTTCAACATCTGCTGTAGACTTTTTACCATCACTGTCTTTCTTGGCAGCGTTTAAATCTACCTCCAGTTCTTCGCCTTCCATTTCAACTTCGTCGGGTATTTCATTTATAATTTCAGCCATTTTATTTCTCCTTATGCGCGTTCATAGCCACGAGGGTCAGAGACCACCGCTTCAACCATGTCGTCGTTTAATATGCGGAATTCTTTTCCGTGAATTTTAATTCTAGTTCCTGAGTAAGCACGTGTAATAATGAAGTCACCTTCTTTACACCATGCACCTGATGGGAATCTATCCTTATCTTGATAAGCTAAATCTCCAAGTTGCATAACAAACAAACATACTGTTGAATGCTCCTCGACTCTTTTAACTTCGTCTGATTTGATCAAACCACTTTCGTAAGCTTCTTCAGCTTGAGGTACCATACACAACAGGCGGAAGCCTTTCACATCAGGAAGTTGAGACGCTAGTTTTGCTTTAGCTTCTTCTTCACTTACTCTCTTTCCTTCAGTGGTAGATGTGTTTTTAGTTTTAATAGGTGCTCCAGAACTGGAGACTATCTGTTTGGTTGGAGTTGAAATAGTCATTATTTGCCCTCCATCTTAACAACATTATCAGTAGGACTACTTTCAAAAGCAGCATCCTCTGTCTTATTAGCTTGTATAAGTTCAGCTATTAATTGTTGTACACGCATGTATCCTGCCATTTCTCCTACTGCTGATACATATGCTTCGTGGCTTCTCACCCCTAAACCCAGATCATCTAATACTACTTTGCGTCTCTCTTCTACCTGGGTTGCTAGAAGCATGAGCGTTTCGGTCTGTGACATAATTTTCCTTTCGGTTAGTTGTTTTCTCCATTATTGGATTCGTTCGTCTTAGGTGTGTTATTCAGCTTTTGCATTTGAGCATTGGCCTCATTACGCATCTGAGATTCTTGTAAGCGCATAGCAACTTCTTTTTCTTTGTTAATTGCTGCGGCTCCTAATTTTGCGCCTTCTAATACTTCTTTGGCGGTAGCATCTTTTTGTTTAAGTTCAGCTTCGGCTCCAATCTTAGCCCCTACAATAGACTCTTGTGATTTAAGTCTAGCTTGCTCCATCATCACATCTCTCTGAACTTCGACTGTAGCTTTTTGTTTTTCAAACTCAAACTTCTCTTTCTCAAGTTGAGTATCTGCCATCATTTTCTGGCTCTTAGCTTGAGACTCTTGTTGTTTAATTTGAAGCTCTTGCTGTTGCATTTGAAGTACAGGATCTTGTTGTTGTTTCTGTTGTTCTTCTTGTTGAGCTTTTTGTTGGCTGCTTTGTAATACTTTTCCTGCAGCGTCAGCTGTTAGTCTAGCTACTTCATTCTCAACATCTCTTGGTAGAGGTTCTTCAACAGGAGGTAGTGGTACACCTAGTTGTTTCTCAATCTCTATTCTATACTGGAATGCGATATGTTCTGCAATATGAGCTTCCATAGCAGCTGTAATTAATCCTGCTTTTGAGCTTTGACCTACCATTGCTTGTACTTGTGGGTCTTGCATAAATGCCATATGAACTGCAATATGTGCTTCATGATCTTGTTCTAAGAATGCCTTGACTGGCTTACCATTAATAATATTCATATTCTCTGTTACAGGTGCAGCGCTCTTAATATCTTCTTTATTAGGTATAAGTTTTTCTGCATTCTTAACTCCTAATACATCTAACATCTGTTTGTTTAATTCTGGTAAGTCATAGATGTCTGGATTCTGTTGGGCTAATTGCATCACTGCTTGATATTGCACAACCTTCTGTGCCATTGTTGCAGCATTAGGATCAGCTACAGGGATAAGACTAACTTTATCGTAGTCAGCTTGTTTAGCGCCTGGTGTTCCTGATGCAGGGTCATATACATAATTAGGATCTGTGTAATCTTTAATTAAAGTTTTAAGTAATCCTAACTCTTTCTTCATTGAGTAATAGATACGAGCATTAACTGCTGACATTACTTTCAGTGTTCTTTCTAGAATAGCAAGTGTAGAGCCTACTGGAGAGTTAGCTGACATATCAGATACTTTCATATCTGCAGCAGAAGCAAAGCGTCTACCTTCGTCAATAATCTTATCCATTAAAGCTGCAAGTACTTGACTTGGCTCTTTATAAGGAAGTGGTAAAATGTTATCTCTAATAGTACCAGAAGGAACATCGACATCTCTGAACTCTGCTGGCCCAATTGGTGTATCATCACCCTTAATACGCAAGCCTCTAGATTTAAAACCACCCGGGAGATTACTTAATGTACCTGCGTCTACTAATTGTCTTAATAACATTGTGCCTGATTTGGCAAATGAGCCGATTAGATGTATCAATCCAAGACAATAAAAACCGAATCCTGGTACGTAACCATAATGAACAAAGTGCTCACGCTTTTGTTTTTTTGAATCATCAGAGTTCCAATTGCGTCGGATTGATAAAATCTCAGTCGTACCTTTATCTATAGTTACAATATAAGGTAAAGCTATTCCTGTTTTTCTACTTCCATCTTTATCTTCAAAACCTTCTAGGTCAATATTGACATTCATCTCCAGGATACGATATCTGTCATCTTGGCTCGCATCAAAACCCATCTTCTCTGCAATCTTCTTCTCAACTTGGTCTATATCATAGACAGGATCTCCTAGCTCTACATCTCTATAGAACCCGATCTCTTGTAAGTTATGTATTTCTTGTTTTGTCTTACGCATTACATGGGTAATACGTTCTGCTGATTCTAAGTTAGATGCGCCGTAAGGTACAACCATATCTTCAGCCGGAACAAAAATAGATGTTTGACGTTCTAGTGATGGGTCATAATAAACTTTCTTAAATGCATTACCTGATAATCCTAAACCCCATAACATTCTTTCATGTTCAGGTCTGTACTCTGGCATGACTTCTAAAAGCTGATAGTTCATGTTCTCTTGTACACGTTGTGCAGCTTCCATACACTCAGGTGTCTCGCGTCCAACGATAGATGTTTTCACAGGGCCTGCAGCTGGGAAAGTCTCCATCATCGTTTCAGCTTGGAATTTAACTAATGCTTCGGACATCAATGGGTGAACTACAGCGCATGCGCCTTCCCATGGTTCTGATCTATCTTCCATATCAAGACCAAGAAGTTCTAGTCCATCTACATATGTTTGAAGCCAATCTTTTCTAGAGTCAATATCAGTATTAAAGCCTTCCATTAAATCTGAAGCTAGCTCTTCTAGATACTTATCATCTAGTTCTTCGGCTAGGTTATCATCGAAGGTTTCGTCTT